TTGCTGTAATGCATCAACATAATTTGTCGTAACCGCATCGTTGTTGTAAAACGCAAGATTTTTCAATCCGCTGGTTTTATACTTTGAATCAAGATTTTGTAGCATTGTGTTATACTTAAAATCCCATACATACGGTGCCGTAGTTGATACCATAGCTATACGACCGCCTTCGATCGGGAACGTCGCATCAACTGTGGCATCGAGTACTGTTGATCCGCCTGATACTGAGTTGTAATACGTGTCACCAACAGTATCGCCATTAGCAATTCTAAAACGCCAGCCGTCCCACAAACTCCTAATATCAGTGTCTTCATAATCATTGCCAGTACCGGTGTCGCCGGTCCAGTATGCTATGTCTAACTCATTAGACATTTGTTTTGCAACCATTTTCATTACATGGTCAGCAAAGGCATCGCCCTCGATATTATCCTCAAGGTCATCGTCGAATATTACAATACAGCCCCTTACTTTTTTGCTCGTCAATTGTATCCGCTGTGTTGATAGTGACTTTTTATAGTCAGACGAAGTAAACGTCGCTCCAGGATGCAAAAATGCTCCAGAACCTAAACCTAAAGCACGAATGTTTTTGGTCGGCTTACTCATTTTAACGAAACGTGCGGTGTTTTTCATTACAGATTCGTCAACTAGATAATCAATAAATCTGTCAGCCTCTTCGGCTTCTAACGTGATATTCGGCAGGCTCACCATTTTGGTAAACGCTGCTTTGTTTTTTAGAAATTGGTTATTAGTTATCATTTTATTTTACTCCTAAAATATTTTTCTTATGTGTTTCCTGTTTAGATTATTCAGCGGACTCAAGTAAGCTTGGCCATTTAGCACCACTCGCTTCGTTGCCACTGTTAGCCTCTTGTCCGTCCAGGCTCTTTTTAACGCCGGAATTTTTCTCGACCGTCGCAAGCCGTTTCGCTAAGTCTTCAAGTAACTTAGTTGCCTTGTTATCATCATCAGGTTCGCTTTTCTTTTCAAGGCTTTCAATAGTTTTTTGAAGCTCTTCGATTGCCTTATCATTATCAGACTTTTCGACGTTCTGTTTAATCTCAGGCAAAAGCGACTTCAAAGCACTTAAAGCATCAGTTAGCTTTTTTAGTGTGTCTTTTGATAACTTAGCTCCGGCCTTTTCAATATCAGTCGCACCGTCTTCGTTATCAGACTTTTCGACCTTGACAGGCGAATACAAAGATGCTTGTTTGACAATAGAGCCAACTGCCTTCTTGAGGTCGTCGGGGAAATCTCCGAGATATTCAATAACAGTTTCCAACGATTTAATAATAACATCGTCCTCAACTGCCTTTTTAAAATCGACTGTTTGGTTTTCGCCGAAATATACTTCTACTTGTTTCTTAATTTCTTCGTTCATAGTATGCTCTCCTTTCGAGAGTTGGAATGTTTCTGAGCGACTGAATCCGTCGTCGTTTTCAACTTCTTTTGAATAGAAACACGATACAGGACTATCCATATCAGAACTAGTCCAGAAAGAGAATGAAAAATCTTTCATCTTTTCTATTTCGTCGCCATTCAAAATTATCTTTGTTCCACCGACTGTTCCGTCGCTATCAATTACAATGTTTAATTTCTTTTTTTTCTTTAACATTTTAGTATTAGAACCTTTCATAAGCGTTCCACATTCAGGGCATTTGATTTTAGTGCATGGTATCGATTTGCCTTCGCCTGTCTGTTTGTGTTCTTCGCTATAACCACAATCAGGACAAACACAATATTTAACTCCACCATCACCTTGAGCGTCACCACCAACGCCCCTGCCTTCTCCTTGTTGTTTATAAAAGAGAAATTTCTTTTTGTTAGCTGCCTTATCGACCAGGCTAACTTCGCCAATCTCCATATCTTTGAGTTCACGTGGTTTTAATTTCGCCATTAGTTATCTCCTACTCGGTTCTAGCATAACCGGCCATTGAGAATCCTGTAAGCTCTCCGTCCTGGACAGCTTTCCAAATTTCTTTATCAAGCACTCGGACCGTAATTAACCACGATCCTTTCTTGACAGATTTACTCATGATTGTAAAATCTGATGGAGCTATATAACTCTCTAAGACTTTCACTTTCACTTTGTTACCTTTGTGCATCACTTTGAATTTTTGCACATTCTCCATGAATTTATACGCAGCCTTTTTGATTTCGACCTCATTAGCAAAGTCACCTTGAGCGTCAACCTCATCAGGTTCATATACTATTCCGCAAACTATTTGCTCATCTTTGTCTGCTTTATCGAATTGATAAACAGAGATAAACTTTTCAACTTCTTTAGAAACTTCGCTTTCGCCAGTCTTCGGTAGAAGTTTTTTTGTTATCTTTTTGGCAGGCTCAAACGTGATATGTTTTATATCATTATCAGTGAGCCATTTTTTAGCTTTCGTAACCGTCCAATCTGCTTTTGGGAACCTCAGCGATTGAGGTATCGGAGGATCGGACGGTTTTGTTTTTCCCTCTAACTTACCCCAAATAATACCGATACTTGACGGTATTTTTTTCGAGCCATATATCGTACCGCCATTAGTACGCCTGAAACTTTTAATATCAAACTTGTCAGGCTCTTGCAACCTGGCAGCGTGTTCGTTTGGGTACGGCTTTGATACCTCAATTATTTCAGTGTTCGATTTTGCCTTCAATACCAAATCGTATAATGGGATATAAGCCTCGGATGGCTCATCTCGTTTTTTAATGATATCAATCAGTTCCGATTTTGCCACATTAATTATTGTAGCAAGTCTTCCATCCTTTTCGGTTTTAATTGCTGATGTAACATAGGCAAAATTCTCAACAAGTACAATATCATCACAATCAGACACGTCGATACCATATTTACTTGCGGTCATAGCCTTACTAAATGCAGCCTTGTCGATCGCACTTGTGCTATGCTCCAGCTTCCGAGAGTTCATCTCGTCAAGTAGCAGTTTATATTTTTTCATAAAACTATTACGATTAAGACTGCCTACGATTGTATTGTCGTTGTCTTTGAAATTCTTATCGAACAACTGAGTGAATCGCAATTTAAGAATAAGCAATTCTTTATCGTATGCTTTCGATAGTTTTGTTTTGTCAGCCTCTTCTATTCTCATGGCAATCGTTCCTTAATTTCTTTGATACCATCACTAATATATTTCTGCGAGGTTTTAATTGAGCTTATATCAGATTGAACCCTAGACACTTCTTTTTCCACACCAGTAATCCGCTTGTCATGTTTTTCTATATGAGTAGTATTCTGCCCAACAGTCGCATAGGCTAACCCTACCGCAAAAACTATAATACCAACCTCAATCACTACCGTAAGCCATTTCGTTATCTGGTTACTTAGTTGCGTTTTTTTTGCCTCATTCATCACAGTGTCACTCCTTAGGTTCGAATTGTATCCCGTTATCGCCTGGGTACGGCTTTGTGTGTTGTCTCTCTCCCGAATAAAATACTGGAGGTATTGCATCCGGAAACGCATCACAAGCAATACTATCATTAAACCGGTGTTTACAAAAGACACACGAGATATTATTGTTTTGTATCGAACGCAACGCAGCATCCATAGTCATATCGTCTTCTTTCATTACAATAGGATTTATACTCATATTTTGCTCCCTCCCGTAGCAACTTTAATCGGTTTTTTGCCACGTGGTACATCCGTGTTGTAATGTACCCACTTGTTTACTTTACCTTTTAACCTGTTAAATGTATCTATATTTTTTGTTCCGTGCGTCGCTTGATACATAGGCTCTACAAATCTATTTTGCTGCCCGTACATACGAGAGATTGAACGCAGCATACTTTTCTCAAGCGGTAAATCAGCAAAAGCGGCCTCAACTTCGTATCCATATTTTTTATACGCATCAACAATCTTTAATGCTTTTTTTTGACTTTTCATGGTGCCGTCAAACATTATATTCATCTTTGATGCCCGTGCTCGATCAAATAGCTCATTGATAATATAATCCGATTCCTGCTGATACGATGCTGAACGCCAGCCGAGTGCTTTATGACCATCTGCTTTTGCAAGTTTTAGCTTTATATCATCGCTGTCAATATGTAAATACTTCTTTTTCCATCCCGGAAAGGCTGTATTTAACATTGATGATTTGCCACTACCTGGATATCCACCTGTCATTATAAACTTAGGAGTACCTTTTGCTGGTTTGACAGTAGCAAGCATATCGTCCGCAATATTTTGATGTAATTGCAATCGCTTATGTAGCACTTTTTTGGTAACTTTGCCGCTAAAATATGTATTGATAGTCGGTGGAGTCTGTGACTGTAACTTCCTAAATTTTATAATATCTTTATAAACTTCTATTTTAGTTTTGCCACGATACTTTAATAAGTCAATGGCCTCTTTAGTATCAAGATGTATAATTTTCTCATAAGCATCAATTCCCAGTTTTGACGGCTTATATGTTTTTGTAGCAATATCATCACTCTCACGCAAAGCGTTAAACGATCTGCTACTTAAGGTTTCCGTTGGTTTCGGGACTAATGCAGGCCTCGCAATCGGAGGTGTTGGTTTAACTACTTTTAACTCGCCTTTGTGTCCAAGCTTTCTAAGTGACCCTTTAAGTTTTCTACTTATTGCTATGTCA